CTGCTCTTTGTGCTGCTCTCTTACGATTTCTATCATAAGAGGACATTGCTTCACCAAGAACCTCAGCGTTCTTATCATAGTTGGAGAAATGCTCGTGCTTCTCAGAAATCAGAATCTCAAGATCTTCAACAGGAACGTTCTCATAGATGTACTCCTCATCTTCAATATCGTAATGAGTTACAGTACCATCTTCCAAGAGAGTATGTGCTTCGGGAATAACTGAGTACTCCTTACCTTCATACTTTACCTGTTTAGCGCAGTCATGACCCTTAGGTTTCTTTTTTCCGCCTTGCTCATCCTTGCCTTTGGCACCTGTGATGATATCAGCTTTAGTTACCTTGTCATAAGGGACAGCATTATTGGCAAGATTGCCATCATTGTTTTTCTTTTCATAGACCTGCCGTAAGGCGTCGGTCATGTCTGGTAGTTCGTTGAGGTTCATGTCTTGGCAGCGACCTTATTTCTTTTATTTATCTTTTGTATGAATTGTCCAGGTGTCATTTTGACAACTGACTGAGATAGTTCACTTGTTCCTATTAGTCCTTGAGGAGTAAAATCAAACCCATGAATATCATTTTTCTCGGTGAGATCTTTCAACCATCCTCTATAGACAGTATCATGCTCATCAATATATATGACATAATTAGCACCACGGTTTACAACCTTACCGATAATTCCTGTATTTACATTCTCAATGAATGATCCTACGGGGAAAGCATTACTATTATAGTAGTGTTCTCTGAGAGATTTCTCATCTAATTTAGGTGCAATCTCATGTAAAATATAAGATGCATCTGCAAAATCCTCAAAGGATTCCATTTGCATGGAAGATCTAACTTCATTAAAGAGTTCTTTTGTTTCTTTATCAGTTAGTTCTTCAGGAATACCAGAACGGAAAGTAGCAAAGTCATTGTCTGCTGCTGCTTTACGCATCTTAGATGCAGACATACCATCTACACCCTCAGAATCTGGATCTCTATCACCAGCAGATACTACATTGATCTCTTCAAACTCATACAGTTTACCATTATATTTATTGGCAAGGTTATCAAACTCAGCAACACGATCACCACCAACTACAATATTAACTTCACTATATCCTTCACTATATAAACCTTTTAGCACATCAAAGATAGTCTTATACTCTTCATTATTAATGATGGCATGGGCATGATCAGGATACATCTGACGCATGTAATGCACCTTAGTCTCAGGATCAATAGGATTCTTTTTAGGATCTTGAGACCTTGATGGATATACTTTATACTCACCACCCTTAGCAGATTGTGCTACACGATCAATGAGTTTTTGATGACCGATAGTAGGTGGATTGAATCTTCCAAAAGTAATAGACACCGCACCTTGTCCGCCCTCACCTTCGCCTTCTGTAGACTGGGGTTCTGATTCTTGTGCTGGTGGTTGCCCATTCTTAGCTGCCTGCTGATCCTTAGAAAGTTCTACCAACTTACCGTTAAGAGATCGGTGAGTTACAGTACCATCAGGGAGACCATAGTAACCGTAACCAACATGCTCTAGTCCTCTCTTTTGTGCTTCATCCGACGCTCGTGACTTTGCTGCTTCGGATAAGAAGTCGCTAAACTTTTTCATTTATTCCAATTCTTATTTGAGTTAAAGTTTGCCTGACTGAATTCCAAACGATTGACCAATTTCACAGAGTGCTTACCAGTAAGAACAAACCCCTCATGATTGATTGGTTGACCTTCAATGTAACATTCTACGGGCTCATCTGCTACGCCACAGGAGAGCAGGATATCTTTTAATTTCAGGATAATATGATATAAACGGAAAGTCATGGTATTAACTTCCTGCTTATATTTATCGTCCAAAGTATTGTACAATTCTGAGGCACTAGGAATATAACCAGCACGAACAAATTTGTTGACATGCTTCTTGATGTGCATGGAACAAGTAGCACTAGTAGAAGTATCGCCCTTAGGAAATTTGCAGAAAGGAATCAGAAGTTTTGCTGCCTGAGACAATAGACGAGCACGCTTAGGAACTACCAACGATGCTTTGTGTCTTAGGAAGCGATACTTATTGTTATGGATAGGTGTTCCAGGAACAACCACATGATCAAGAGGATACTGTTGTGCTGTTGGAGATATCTCTTTGTACAGAGTATGAGGAGCAACAATTACATCCTGATTCATAATCTCTGGGAAGAGATACAGTACTGTATTAGGTTTGTAGTAAAGGTTTCCACCAAACCCAATGAAGTCTGCTTGATAAATTCCACGACATGTACGAGGAAGTGCATAGAAACATGCCGTTAGTATCTGAGCAACGTTACCTGTGTGGTTCTTGACAATATCAGCAACACTATAATTGATTAGGACTTTCTTCTTATTGAATACACTCTTAGTGCCAACAAACCACTTACCTTCATTGTATCCAAACACAATGGCAGGAGCACCGTCCCACTTAGTAGTGACCTTATCAAAATTCACCATAGAATCCAAGACATCATAAGGGTTCACCCCGTTGAGGATGTTGTCTTCTGGATGCTCTAGGTGTTTGTTGGGCATAGAACTCTCGTCTTTACCCTTATAGTATAGCACGGGAAACCCCCTGTGACAGGGGGCTTGTGCCACTTTCAATACAGTTTGCCGAACGGTCCAAAGCGTTTGCCCTTCTTGGCAGCGATGAATACCATATCAGTCATAAACTCATCTTTTTTCTTCTTTGGCATTGTTGCCACAGCGTGAATAAACTTCATGCCCATCAGTTTACTAGTTGCAGCGTGAGGTTTAGTCAGGAAAACTGCACTTATATTACCCAGTGCAGTATCAGCATTACTTTCTCCCATCTCAACACCCTTACTCTTCAGTTTGTTGTATATTTTTTTATAGTCATCAAACTCTTTACTAAACTCTGCTGAGGTTTTGGGATACTTTTTATGATCATTTTCAAAATCAACCTTAGCATCTTTCAATAGCATCCCAACCATAGCAACTGGTGCCTTACCCATACGGGCAGATGATGCACCCTTCTCTGTAGGTTCAAACTTCAGGTTTGATACCTTACTAGTATCATTGCCCTGAATCTGGAAATTATAAACAGCGTTATTGCCCTCTACGATTGCACGAACAGCAAGAGATTGAAACTCCCCTTCACCCTTCAAAGAAAGATCACACTGAAACTCTTTAGTTTCATAGTTATATGTGTCAGTAAGACCAAGATCATCTACATTATACTTCTGCCACTTTGCAGTCTTACCACTAATCTTTTTGAGAGATACACCAACAACCTTCTCCTCATTAAACAACTTCCTAAGAACGGCATTCAATTCTAGAATAGTTTGAGAACCATTACCATCTACAGTCTCTTCAATAAGTGCTTTGACTGATCGTTCGTTCTGAATCAACCAGATGTCTGCAGGGTTCCAATTATCTTTCTGTGATATACCAAATTTTTCTTTGATTAGGTTACTAATGTAACCCATGAATCCACCTTCCCTATTGAATTCATCAAACTTAGATGATGAGTATACCTCCAACATCTTCTTTTGTTGAGCATAGTATCCTTGAATCCACTCGTCACTGATACCAGGATATATTGCTTCCAACTCAGAATACTTTGGATCCTGCATGATGTCCTGCCACTTAGAATACTTTACATTATCCTGAAGTGCTCTTCTAAAAATCCAGGCAGATCCTAACTCCTGCATTCTAGTTGTCTTTGCATCTGCCGCACCACTACCTGCAGACTTCTTAGCAGATGCAATAAATTTTAGTCTATATCCTGCCGCTTCTGTTACGAATCCTTTTGGACCTATCTTCTCTCCAAAGTTGAGAGCGATTGCTTCCATCTCATCTTGATTTACTTTGAAACCCCATTGCTTACTTTTAGATCCAGTCCACATAGCGTCTGCATAGATTCCCATTTTACCTCTAGGAAGAGCAGCCAGCATTGCAGTGATGGTGGGTTTTAAATCTTTAGGTGCTTTCTTCTTTATACCCGCCTTGTCATTTAAGTTGTAAGAGGTTGCCATTCATCTTTCTATAGCGCCATTATTATTTAGCCTTGGCACTATTAATATAGTCTTTCTCAATCTGATATGGTTTCTCTTCTCCAGTCCACAGTTTATAACCCTGCACTATCTCTGGTAGTAACCACTGGTCCACCCGATAGCAATGCTTCCAGTTGACAGGATGAGAACAACTCACCACTACAACAGTAAGGAATGCTCGTAGGTGGATCCAGAGACTAAGCATCACTCTTTAATATATCCGAAGTCTACCAGATACTTTCTAGTAAGAGCAGTAGGTTCGTAAACCTCCCACATTTTACCACCAGCACATGCTGCAAGAGCATTCATAGTCATGTTTTCGGTACGACCTGCCCACTGTGCTTCTGCTTCCCAAGGTACAGCAGACTCAGGGTAAGTGCGTTCTGCCAGCACACGCCAGATCATAGGAACTTCATCCTCTGGTTTGATGATAGCAATCAGACTATTATCAATCGTGCCTGCCATACAATCTTGTGCTGCATGCCATCCTTCATGTCTCATCACCATCATCAGAGTACCTGGTTTACCCATGAAGTTCTTATTCAGGAAGAAGTTGTTGCTGACTGTGTGATAGACACCACGATGACCTTGTGGGAAATACTTTGAATCAGCAAGGAATACATTCACACCAACTTGATTGAGTGAGTGTAACATATTATGAAACTCACCAGTGACACCAGTGAATTCTTCAGCATTAGGATACTGTGATGCGATATCAAGCATGGAGTTTACTTTCACTACATCATCGGTGCATTCACCAAGGAGCATACACCCCATAGCATGTGGTGTGTTGTAGTCTTCTTCGGTGATTGGTTCTGCTTGCACAGGAATAGCAATCGCTGCTACTACTGCTAGCAAACTCATAATAATGTTTTTCATCGGTCTCCTTCTTTACGGTTTTCTGAGCGAGTAACTTCAAACTCACCACCAGGGTAACGAGCCATCAGTTTGTTCACATTCATCAGTGCAATCTCATCAAACGATGATCCAAGTGCCATCATTGCTTGAGCAATGTACCACATACAATCACCCAGTTCGGTCTTCATGTGGTCAATGTTATCTGCATCATAGGGTTTACCTTGAAACAAAATCTTCTTGACGATCTCAGTAAACTCACCTGCTTCTGCAGACAATCCCATGGCAGCAGTCATTAGACGTTGAACATCAGCACCGTTATCTTCAAGAGAACTAAAACGTTCTAGAAAAGAATCACTGAACTTTGTTGCATCAGAAGTAACTTCATCTACAAACTCGGTATACTTATCATAGTCTACCTTGGGAATTTCCGAAGTAATATTTTCTTCCTTGACTTCCACTTTTGCTTGGAATCCTTTAGACATAATTAGAAATTTAGTTTTGAAAGTTTGCCTGTGTTGAACGTCTTAACCAGGTTAATCTGTTCTTCGTCACTACCGTGACCAGCGTCCACAATGTTGTTTTGAGCAGACTGCTCTACATCATACAGCCGCATCTTCGCTCTGTCAATACCCACGCAGAATCTCTTGTTGAGATTCACATCATTGTATCTATTCTTCAACTGCTTGACCATAATCTGATTCATACCTTCAAGTTCCTCAGTGCTAATAAGGGCAAACATAAGATCAGCAGTAGCAGGGAGACCAAAGGACTCAGAAGTGTCAGTAATGTCAACATCACTGCTACCATAACCAGAACGAGTGGTCTGCGTGGCAGAAAAGATAGGGATTTTTGTTTCAACAGCCAGTCCTCTAAGCTCTTCTGCAACAGACTTAATATAGCTGTATGAATTGACAGTGCCACCTTGCTTATATCTGCTGGAAGCACATATATTAAGGTAATCAATGAAAAGAATATCAGGTCTAAATGACTTCTTAAGTGCAAGCTCATTAATAAGGGCTCGGAAGTGTCCACTATGTGCAGCAGTCGTTGGATACTCCTTAATTATAAGTGAACCCTCAGTCTTCTTAGACAGATTGTTAATCTTATTATCAAACATCACCTTGGGCAGAGATGTTAGATCCTGTATGTTGACGTTGAGAAGATTTGCATCAATACGCTCTGCGATCTTCTCCTCTGCCATTTCCAATGTGATATACAGTACGTTCTTGCCTTGTAGTAATGATGCAGCGGCGCAGTGACACATAAACAATGATTTACCCACGCCAGTGCCAGCAAGTGCCACATTAAGAGTCTTGTTAGGCACACCGCCTTTCGTAATTTTGTTGAAAAATTCCAGATCAAAGGGAATTTTCGCTTCAACTTCGTGATAGGAGTCATATCTTGCGTCGGAATCCGATATGTAATCGTGACCGATATGAGCGTCAAAAGAAACACCCAATGCCTCACTTAAAATATGAGGGATAGCACCTTTGTCACGATCTTTGTCTTGTCCGTCTGCAATCTTAATTGAAGCCATCAGTGCTAAGTAAATAGCACGTTCCTGACACCACTTTTCAGTAGTATCAAACAACCATTGCAAATTGGATTCTTCGTAAGATATATTGTCAACACAATTTCTGATGTCGCCAAACCCTTCATCAGTGAGATCGGTGCGATTCTCTAACTCAATGAATAGTACTTCTTTAGTGGCAAGACGGTTATATGTATTTATATATTTTTCAATCTCTTGAAAAATAATACGACAGTTATTATCTATGAAGTAGTCTTCTTCAATAAATGGGATGGCTTTACGACAGTAATCTTCAGTATAAAGTAGGTTGCTTACAATTAGCAATTCAGTGCTCATAGGTAGTGAAGATAGGATCCGACGATGTACTTTGGTTTTACCTTACATGGTTTGCCAATGTGGGGGTATTGCCATGTGGGAGGGAAGATTAGCAACTTACCCGTTTGTGGTTTGATGTGCTGATGCCAGCGAGGAAAGACTGTCTCCCCTGCTGATGGGTCATTGAGGTACAGGAAGAATGCGAGGTATCTACGAGAGGAGTTATAGTCTAGCACATCTACGTGCTCTTTGAACTGATCTGGTGCCTTGGGTTGCACACATTTCTCACAAGGGTCCTCAGACAGTTTAGATGGATTGTATTTTTTGATACGAAACTCTTCTAATGCAATGTCATTTTGGAACTGCCAGTCAATATTCATCTCAGTCTTATAGACATCAATGTAATTTAAGAATATTTTCTGTAGTTTACCATGAAGATCTGCATACTCTCCTCTATCGCTCTGATAGAGTTGGGTAAAATTTAACTGCGTAAATTGTGGACGGGCATTTTGATCATACTTCTCATGAAGATCTACATTGTTTTCATATAGTTTAATAAGTTCCTTTGCCATTGATGGAGTGACTACCCCATCATAGGTGCGAACGTAATCTTTTAGTTGTCTCATGCTCCGTACATAAACTCTTTCTGTGCTGCTTCATCCAGTGCCTGCATCACTTCGGCAGTAAAATAAGTATCTGGATCTTTCAGGATTGCCTTAGCATATACTTTCTTACCATTCATTTCATAACGACCAGCAACATTCTTCCACATCCCTGCTCGCTCACCTAGTTCTAGCAGTCCATAGTATTTGTCTAGTCCACGATCATAGTATAGACGAGTTTCAATCTGACTATTTTCTTTGGTCAGACGAGACTTCTGCGCTTTGCATTTGATAATGTTACCAACAACCTCGGTGCCATCCTTCTCTTTCTTCTTAGAGAGATAGATGATAGTAGAGGATGCATACTTCAGGCCACTTCCACCACCCATTTCTTTAGTGGGAACGTATGATCCAATCACATCATAGGTATGATTAGTGACTAGCATAGGTACATCTGCCTTGCCAAGTTTTAAAGTCAGCACACGGAATGCACCCTTGATCAATTGACTCTTAGTCATATCACGAACTTGCTTATCATCAGCAACGTCCTGCATCTCTTTGCTAGTGGATAGCATACCCAGAGAGTCCAAGACAAACATCATAGGTTGACGTTCATCCTTAGGTTGTTCCATGTACTTGTCAAGAATGCGACATGCCTGAGTACGAAACTCTTCAATTGTAGATACAGGTACAATCATCATGCGATTGGAATCAATACCTCTATCCTCAATCATGCTTTTAGAAATAGCAGATTCAGATTCAAAATAGATTACACCTGCGTTTGGATTAGACTCCAAGAAATGCTGTACAATGCCAAGACAAAAGAAAGTTTTGCCAGTAGACGACTCTCCTGCAATAGCGGTAATCTTATTTCCAGGAACACCACCGTAGATTGAGCCAGATACCAAAGCGTTAAAGATATAACTGCCAGTATCAATGAAACCACTGGTGTCACCTGCAGCAACACCATCGCTAACCAGTCCTGCGTATTCATTGCCTAGGTCCTTTACTATGTCTTTTAAAAAGTTCATGAAAATAAGAATTCAAGTGTTGAGATTTTTTCAGGCTGCCAACCCAAGGTATTCAAGATAACCTTGAAAGGGTCTAGGAATGACTTTTCAAATTGTAGGTCATAGTCTATACTCTTGTCAAGTCCCAATTCTTTTGGGAACTGACCCATGAATGAAATTACATTTTGATTAATTTTGTTGGGAGTCTTAAGGTAAATGTATTTTACCTTATCACCATCACGAACAAGTGGATACTTATACGTGAGTTTGTTTGACTTGATATAATGATTATATAGTAGAGATCCCCGTACATGTATGGGGGTTCCAGAACCAAAGATGGTTACAGGATTGGACCACTTACCTAGATTGTTACATCCACGAGGGAATGCAATCTGATCTGGGGGTAAAGATTTAAATTCTTCTCGGAACTTAGCAATAAACTTCTGCATGGCTTCCTCATCTTGCTGCATGATAACCTTAAGTCCGTCCTTAATCATTTGACGGCATGGTGCAGGGGTAGATGACTTTACTGCCTCAATACCCATGATCTTAAGTTTGGGTTCGCGGAATCGTACACCCTCAATGTCCCAAGCATTAAGAATGTATCTCTTCTTAGCAGTCCAGATACCTTTATTAGCGATAGTCTCTCGCTTCATCTGCATCTTTTGGTCGTAGGCGTTGGCGTACGTTGCCAAGGATTGATAAGAACGGTCAATAAACGGCTCAAGTTCCAACGTACACACCTTATCAAGGAACGTGACAACGCTCTCATCAGTTTTCTCTCTTCCCTTGTATACTTGGTCAACCAAAGGACCCAGATTGAGGTAGATAGAATCAGTATCAGAAGCAATAACATAATCTTCACCGTCAGTTTTTAGAATTCTGTTAAGGTAATCATTCATATCATTTTCAATCCAGCGAATGCTTACTTGCCCCGAGAGAGTAATCGCTTCAGCATTTGCCAGATTGAAGTATCGGAAGTATTGGTTTCCGATGGCACCATAGGCAGAGTTGAGTTGGATCTTTCTTGCCATTTGGATGTTGTTGAATCTTGACACAGATTTTTGTAGTGCCAGGGTTTCCTCAGGTGTGGTGGCATCTTCAAGAGCTTGTTTAGCGGTAAGCATGTGCTTCTTGTAGAGTTTTCGTTCATCATAGATCTTCTGCATCATTTGTGGAAGGAAACCATGAATGTCTTTACGGTATTGAGCACCGTTAGCACACACTGCATAGTCGCCAGATAAATCAATTTCCTTTTTAAGGAGTTTATCTACAGTAGCGTAGGGGTGTTTAGTCTCAACCAGAGTTTCTGGCGAGATGTTGTACTGCATAATGAGGTGAGGGTATAGTGAGTTGAGGTCAAAACTGACAACCCACTTATACAGTCCAGGAATAGGTTCTTTAACATAAGCACCTTCATACTTTTCATCTTTGTTTGTGCGTTTCTTAGAGGGTACTACAAGATTTTTAGGTTTAAGATAATTATAGATCAACGTGTCCCACATACGAACCTGTGAGTACACATCTTCAAAGTTTACCTTAGCATCATATGCCATGGTCAATGCAAGTTCTAGCAACCGCATCTTATCTTCAAGACGGTCAACTAGTTCCACGTCCATGATGTTGTAGTCAATGAACTTCTGCCAATCACGGGTGTAGAAGTCCTTAAAATTATCATATTCTGAGTGGTCCAACTTACGCTGACCCAGTTCTACATTTGCAATGTGATCTAAACGATAAGATTCCTGGTTAGTATAAGTAAATTTCTTATACAAGTCCATGTAATCTAGGATAGATACTCCACAAATATCAAATTGAATATTGCGACGACCCTGAATAAACAGTTCTTCCTCATCAACCTTGTTCCAGGGAGATAAAGATTTCATCCACTTCTCACCTAGGATACGACTCACACGGCGACAGATGTATGGAATATCGTATAGGTTACAGTTCCAACCAGTAACAATGTCTGGAGTATTTTGCACCCACCAATTGATAAAGTGAGTCAACATTTCATGTTCAGTATTGAAGATGTAATGCTCATGCTCACACTCAAACTCACGGATACCCCAGACAGTAAACTTTTTAGAGTTCATATCACGGACAGTAATACAGAGCATACGCTCTGCTGCTGCCTCTGCATCAGGGAATCCATTCTCACACTCAACCTCAATATCAATAGCCAGAATATTCATCTGGTCCATACGATAATCTACTTCTCCAGGAAAGTTTTCGGAGATGAACTGATATAGAAAACGATCATATCCATGAACTTCTACACCCTCAACATCCTCATACTTAGCAGCAAACTGCCTTGCCTCACGAGCGTTTTCAAACTTGAGAGGTTTGACCGAGCGACCAGTAAGTGTCTTATATTTCTCTTCCTTATTACTGGTAATAAAAAGAGTGGGAGAAAACTCAGTACGTGACTGAATTCTCTCTCCACCCTCAATGCCTCGGTAAAGAATATTATTACCGATCAGTTGGACGTTTGTGTAGAAACTCACAGGGACTTGTACTTCTTCAGGATCTCAGGGCTTGGATCCACTATACTAAAGATTGAGTCAGATGTCAAGAAGAGATCACGTTGGTCCGCATACTGGGGATACTCTTCCAAATTGCCATCTATAATTCTGTAGCATTTTTCAATGAAGCATGACGGTTCTTCATCTAATTCTTCAACATTACCAATTAAATAATCATCAAGATTACCGTTCTTAAGTAGAACTACTTTCACCGACATTCTGTTTATCCTTTAGGAGTTGTGTATACTGGTCAGCAACTTGAGTATGTGGGTCATACACTGTTACTACTTCATCAATTCGTAAGAAGAACTCACGATTTCTTGAGAGGGGACACCAAGGATAGAGAATGAGAGTAGGTTGTTTTGCTTCTTCCTCATTTTCTGGGAGGAGTTCAGTCTCATCATCACCCTCAATTTCCTCATCATCAATCAATCCCTCTCCCCACATCGCCATCTCCATCTCTTCACTGTCCTCTAAGATTACACTATAAGGTTCATTGAATTGAAATGCAACAGCAGTTTTACTGGGATCGTCTTTTGCACTTACCTCTTTGATATCTGCAATGACATCCTCACCGTTTCTTAGTCTTGCGATTTTTACGGACATAATTTTTATGACTAATAGTACTAATTGTTTCGTTTACGATGTTCTTTAGGACTTTGGATGTGTGGGTATCTTCTTGATATGCCACATTTCTAGCATACTCCAAGATATCTTCCATCATATACGAGGGAAGTTCTACTGTCAAGATTTCTCTTTCACCAGAATATCCTGGAGGAGAACAGTTATAGTAAAAATTCATTACTTCTCCAATAAAAAGAGACCCCCTAAGGGAGTCTCTTCAGTTCCTAGTATATAGGAGGTTTTATCAGAAGGAGTACTTCAAACCCAACTTCGTTCCGTAACCACGGTCAACGTTGCTGTCGCCGCTACCAGCGAAGGAGACTTCGCCGTATGCGCCAAGAGCATCGGTCAAACCGATACCAACGCCTGCCTTACCAGAAGGAACAGTGTCGCTCTCGCCGCCGTCAGGGGAGACTACAGTAGCGCCGCCTTGGACGTAGTACGAAGCGTTCTCACCAATAGCGCCTTCATAACCAACGTGAAGGTCGGTAGCGGTTCCATTGTAGCTGGATCCCGTGAAACCAGAGTTGGCTTCCACGTTAACGTAGGGGCCAGCGAAAGCGGCACCAGCAGAGACAGAAAGGGCAGCGGTTGCTGCGAATACAGATTTGATCATTTTTGTTTAAAATTTATTTGCTTGTGGAGTTTAACCCACAGATGATAGAAGACCCGACTAGTCTTCGTTTTTGTAACAACTCGCAATGAATTGCTAGCAAGTATTTAGTATAACAGGAGTTGGATTATCTGTCAAGATGACCGAACTCCAATGACGATATCATATAGGTATGATAAGGTATACTTATTCAGTAGTCCATGTTTCCACCATAACTGATACAGATCTTTTTGTTTTCTGCTGATGATCTACACCACTGTCTAACATAGGCATCTGCATCTTTGGTCATTGAGAAATGAGCATGGTTATGTAATGCTCCTATTGTAATCAGAATTCCAATAGTAATCAGATTATAGTGTGCCGCTGGATGGCACACTATCACTTTCAGGTAGTTGAGAACTTTGGATTTCATAAACCTTTAGTTTCTGGTGATCGGGAATGACCTTCTGTAATTCTATCACAAGTAGTCCGTCTTGGAAAGATACCTTCCCAATTTCTACATCATCTGAAAGGTTGAATCCTCTAGCAAATGTTCTAGTGCTGACTCCACGGTGAACATACTCGTGATCAGGATCAGTATGTTGATGTGGTGCTTTGGATTTGATCAGCAATACATTTGATTCAGTGGATACTTCTACCGCATCTGGTGACCATCCAGCAAGTGCCATTTCAATGCGCCACTTGATGTTTGATTCTTTCACCAGATTGTATGGAGGATATGCATCGTTTACACTACCAATTCCATATGAATGTAGTCTATAAACAATATCATCTAGTCCAATACTATATCTTTCAACAGCATCTACCACGGCATTCATATCTTTTGCCGTGAACTTTCTCAGTCCAGTCATGTATCTACTCCTTATAAAGCGAGTGTGAATTGTGTGGTCCCCGAAGGCAACCAAATTTATTTATGACAGAATAAATGTACACTGTGTACGGTTATCCAAACACTAAATAATAACGACATTACAGATAAAAAATGATGAAGAACCTCATCCCTGTAATTATGATTTTGGTGAGTGCATCTGCTGCTCAGGCAGGTGGATTAGTGAGTTCGCAATCTTCCAGTGTGCAACTTACTGTAGATGCTGCTAGATCAACTGCTGTGAGAGTGGGCAACTCATATAGTATTTCAGGCACCAATGTTGGCACCTCAGATGGAACAACCGCTGGTGTGATTTCAACTGGCACAATCACCAGTGGAATCTATTCTCCTGGTGCGATTTCAGCAAGTCAACTTTCAGCAACAAGCGGAGAGTCATTCTCTTATAGCACCTCCTTTACTCAAGGTGATGCTATCCCAACTGCTGCTCCTACTGTAGGAGATGTTCCTAACTTCAGTAATGTAACTTCTTACACTGCTGGTGTTGCTGGAACTCTAGCTGGTACTATAGGAACTACAGGTGCTCTAACTATAACGGCTGGAGGAGCTGGTACGACAGCAACAGGACAATTCGTAAGTGAGATCACTGTCATTGACTGAGGAAGATAACAATGAAAACTATGATTCGTTGGTCTGTCCTAAGTGCGGTGGGTGTAAGTGTCACACTTGCTCCTGCCCTGGCGGTCCCTGTGGTCCCGAACTTCACACAGGGGTCAATGACGAGCAGGACGGAGACAACTCAGACAATAACTGAGACAATAAATAGCATGGATTATAATACTGGATATCAATATTCTGCTACTGGTAATGGCGTTACCTCTAATGGGAACCTGTCACCTGGCACGGGTTCCACAAATGTAACTATTAATGGAGTGACTTCATCATGGACTGGGGCAACAAACAAACCTACATTCACACAGACGACACCAGGAGCAGCATTTCAATTCACAGAAACTTATCAAGGACCTGGTTTAAGCAATCAGACAATTATAAACAGAACCACAGAGGTTACAAGCGTAACCGATACTACAAGTATCTTCTCCCAATAACATTATTATTTGCGAATCCTTCTTATGCTGAAACTGTTGGTGGTGTCTCTGCTACTGCTTCTCCTGTGGCTAATAGTTCAGGCTCCGTTACAAACCAGGCTATACAAGTCCTTCAAGGACCATACATTACAAACACATATGGAGGGGGGATTCAGTGTCAGGGTCCCACTCGCAATTTCACACCGTATGTAACAGGATCTGCTTCTGCATCCAAACCATACGAACCTTACTATAATGATCCAGTATATGATATCAGTGATCTAGATGAAGATGGTTTGATTGATAATCCAGGTGACATCCTCTTCCATAAAAAAACTAGAACTGGACAGAAAGATAACTATAGTCTAGGTGTAGGTTTCTCTATGACATGGAGCACACCTACCGATAAAAAATTACAAGATCTCTGTAAGGAAGCAGCTGCTTCTAACATTGAGATGATGCAGCAAATAACTGCCAACAAAAGATTAGACTTTGAGATTGCAAGACTTAAGAATTGCGGAACACTAATGAAGGATGGGATTAGTTTCCACCCTAACAGCCCTTACTATAAAATATGTGCTGATGTCGTAGTGCAGAACGTGACTACAATCAAACAGCATAGGCATTCAATCCCTAGTCCTACTTCTTCGTCTTCGCCTTCACAGACCGAAGTTTTGCAATCGCTTGATTCCGATCCCTCTGTTCTGCTCGGCGGTCCTCTACAGACAAGACCTTTAGTTTCTTCCCCCGAATAGCAGCAACCTTCTTTAAAACTTTCTTCACTGTAGGTTTGATTACCTTCAGAAGAATGTCAGCGAATGGTTTAGCAAGCAATGCTGATGTAGTAGCAACTACAGCAATACCCCCAGTGGTAATCACAACACCAGTTGGGGGTAATCCATTTAATACTTGTGTAATGATAGGTACATCACCTACCTCTCGGATACATTGGTCTCCAACCAACTTGTATCCTAATACTTCTTTGCGTCCACTATCAAACAGGAACCCCACGGGTTCTTTAGATAACTGTTGTTGAGTAGGACACTGAATGCTTGCTGGTGGAGTAGGTGGCGGTGGTGTAGGTGTGTCTGTTTTTGTATCTGTATCTGATTCTTTCTTAGGTTTAACTGGATTCACCTGTGGCGGTCCAGTCAAAACCATTTGATTTGGTTCGTAATTAATCGGATTGAAACTAGGAGTGCCAGCATCACAGTATATGACTGGATCATCATCTACCAATAGATTTTGGTTTTTATTATTGGCAGAGTTTGCTTCAACGCATCCTGGTATATTGACAATAGGGAGTCCTATATTAACAGTGACAGGTGGGGAACTAAACCGTGAGGTTACAGGTTCTGGATATGTACTAACCTCAGGTATTTTTAGTTTACCTACTGTAATTTTACTCGTCCCTATCCTCGGAATATCCATCAGCAATCATTGAATACACTACCAACTTGAGAACCAAGCGATGACCCTGCCTTCTGTCCTAGTAGAAGTGCCCATCCACCTGCCAACCAACCCACGTAGGGGATGCTAGCAAGGGCAGGAACAGCAACACCAGCAGCGATAGCACTACCTGCCATTGCACCTTGAGACCGTGCTCCAGCGTCCGCCACGATACACTCTATGTCTTTCGCAGACTTTCCCTCAGAGTCCACTGCAGCGCCTCCTAGGTTGCGTGTGCCGTCCATAGTGAACTGATCACGACGCCACTCATGACGGCTTTCGGTGCCACCACCAAACAATCCTTTCTTATTACTATCAGAAGATGATGACCTCTGTGATTCTAAGATAGCAGGATCGTTTGCACGATACTCAATTTCATATCCATCCTTACCTGCTTTGATAGTATAGGAAGAATAATCTCCTCTAGGAATATTGATAGTAGGGACTTCTCTCAATTTAGGAGTATTGTCCCTGACCACATATCCTAAAAGTCCAATATGAGAAATACCAACCAATGCTCCTAGTGCAAGTGCAATACCCTTAACGGGCGACTTGCTCGGTACTTGCTCGGTAACTTGCTCGGTCTCTTTTTTCTTAGGATTAAATATATCCATGATTAGAATGGCAATGCGCCACCAGTTGCACCAGGCAGTTCTGGTACTTCAGGCATTGCAGCGTCTAGCATCCCTGGAAGGGCACTAGTAACTGCTTCTGTTGCTGCCTTTGTTGCTGCTGCTGTAGCACTCTCCATGAGTGCATCCTTTTGTGTATACAGATAAGCACCACCCCCTACGATAGATAAAGAAACTAGACCAGATAATAACGCGACACCGTTAATCAATTTTTGCATCTTTCTTCTCCAATGTAGGTGCTTGTTTTGGTTCATCCTTCTTCTTAGAAGGCATGACCCCGAAGGTAGCTAAAGTTCCAGTAAAAACACTGGCGATAAAAGTTGGATCGATATTTTTTTGAGGAACGCCAGGAACAGTTACATAATTAAGAGTCAGAATTGCTGCTGACCATCCAAGAATAATAACTCGGACGAGAGTTGATACACCCTCATCCGCCCACTCAAATTTGTCTTCCTTTTTGGCTTCCTCTTTCTTTGGATTTGAGTCCATAGGTAAAGAGTAAGGCCCTTCTATTTAGGATTCTGTAGGTGGTCTTTTCTTACCAATATTATACTTAGACTCAAGTGCCCATTCACCCTTTTCTTTATATGCAATAACTTTGATCTGACTAAGTGGTGCTGCATCTGTCACAACATCTTCTTTTACAATCTCTACTAGACCCCAATCAGATAGTAGTTTAATAATACGATTGCGTCTTTGCACATCGTTCTCAGATAAATTTGCTTTCTTACCATCAAGTGCAAATAATTCTTTGAAGTGTACAATATAATATTGACCTTTCTTATGTAAGATATGACAGGACTGAAATAATTTTCTCTCTTTTCTAGAAGCAACGCCAATACGAGTAAGAGTTTCACGAACTTTCAGGAAGTCATCAGGTTCCTTCAAATTCACTTCTACCATATCTGCTTTTGTCCATTGAACTTCTTTGGGTTCATTCATCGTTTCTTACCACCTTTATTCAATTTGTCTTTAATAACCATAAGTTGGTTTTCGGTAAGAATCCTGAGTGCTTGAATTGCTTTCTCGGTTGAATAACCATAGAACTCTTTAACAAGTTCAATATCCTTCACCTTTTCTTTTTTACCCCAAGGAGAAAATCTCTTACGGGACCTGACGGTATTTATAAAGAAATCATACTGTAATTTTTTATCCAAGTTTGAATATTGATTCATCTCATTAGAAAGCATCACAGTATCCATGTGATGCGACATACATTTATTAATAATATATGGAGGATAATTTTTTTCCCATGCAGGATCCTCACCTTGCAACAAGTTCTTTTTGGTAAGATTGATAGTGTTTAGATAATCCTTAAGAGGATACCTTTCATCATACGACATAATTTAAAAGAAGTAGTTCTTTACGTTGTTGCTGGTCTTTCATATACTCACCAACTGATCGCATAGTGTAAGTATGATCATACTCATATGGTTTCCAATCGATGAATCTAGACTTGATTAGATTGGAAGAATTATATGATA